TGAAATAAAAATGACAAATGAATTAAAAGATTCTATTGTGAACGATGTTCTAAATGGTGTCAAAACTTTCTTTTCAAATAACGATAAGAAAGAGGAACAAGCTGCTCCTGCAAAAGAAGTAAAACTTGCAGAAGAAGAAGAAATGGTAGATGAGCCAAAAGAAGAAGTTTATGCTACTAAAGAGGAAGTAACAGAGCTTAAAAAAATGATTGAAGAAATCAAAGCAATGTTAGAGCCTAAAGAAGAAAAAGAAGAAGAAGAAATTTTAATGTCTAAAGATTCTGTATTAGAAGAAAAAGAAAAAGAAATTGAAACTCTTAAAACAGAATTAGCAAAAACTCCAGAGGTGGAAAGCGTAAAAGTAACACCAGAGGTAAAAGCTAAGAACGCAGACGTAAAAATGAAGTCTTACAATAAAAACAGTATTAAAACTAACGTATTCCAAGCATTAGCCAATAACGTTTGGTAAATTAAAAAGCAAAAAACAAAATGGCAACAACAGAAACAATTACAAGTAATTATGCAGGGGAAGCGGCATCAAGGTTTTTCTCAGCAATTTTAAAACAACCAACATCTATTCAGAATGGTGGTGTAAATGTACAAGACGGCATCCGTTTCAAATGGAACATCCCACGTTTAAATTTAAGTGGTTTAATTGGTGATGCAACTTGTGATTTTACAGATGTAGGAACAGTAACACGTGATGAGCGTGTATTAGAAGTAGAAGGTGCAGAAGTAAATCTTAAATTATGTAAGTCTAAATACAGACCTACATTTGATAATATGGGTTCTTCTTACTGGTCAGGTTTAGCACCAGATTTTGCATCTCACTTAGTAGGTTTAGTAGCAGGGAATGTAGCTGAATCAAGAGAGAACACAATCTGGCAAGGTGCAACTGCAACAGCAGGTGAGTTTGATGGATTTGAAACATTATTTACTGATGAAGCGTTACAACCAGCAGGTTATGAAATCGCAGGTACTACAGTAACAGCTGCTAATGTTATAGCACAATTACAATTAGTAGTTGATGCAGCAGATTCAGCTTTATACTCTAATGATACTTTCGCTATCAGATGTGGAACTAACATAATCAAGCATTACATTGCAGCACAAGCAGCTTTGGGATACTTAGATAGATTTAATGTAGGAGCTACTGAATTGAACTTTCAAGGTGTACCATTAATTCATTGTTCAGGAATGAGTGATGATGTAATGTTTGCAACTTACGCAGATAACTTATTCTACGGAATTGGTGAAACAGCAGACGCTCAAAGAGTAGATTTAATAGACCAACAGCCTTTAGATGGTTCTGACAATGTAAATGTTGTTATGAAATGGGCAGATGGTGTTCAAGTAGCTAACCCAGAGGATGTAATCACTTACGGTATTACAAACACAGGGAACTAAAAACAATTAATAACCCATAAATAAGGTGGTACGTTTAGACACAAACTACCACCTTTTTTATTAAAACATAAAAACAAATGGCGTGTATATTAACAAGCGGTAGAACAGAACCTTGTAGAGATGCAATAGGTGGCTTAAAAGCGGTTTATCTTTTAGATTATTTAGATGATGCTTTTACGGTTGCTGCAGGTGAAGTTACTGCAATAGATGCTGCCGTTACAGATGTTTACAAATATGAATTACTAGCTGATGGTAATACATTTGTTGAAACAGTAACAGCAGACCAAAATAACGGTACTACAGTATATGAGCAAGTCTTGACTGTAGCATTAAAGAAGCAAACTAAAGAGAGTGCTAACGAGTTAGATATAGTATCTAAAGCAAGGCCAATAGTAGTTGTAGAATATAGAGATGGCCGTTACGTGGTACAAGGTATTGAAGATGGTACTGTAGTAACAGGTGATAGTCAATCAGGTGGTGCAAAGGCAGATTTTAACGGATATAACAGAACTTTTACAAGTACTGAAACATCACCAGCACCAGAATTAGATAGTGCAACAGTAACAGCTCTATTAGCTTTAGTGAGTGCGACTAATGTAACCCCTTAATAGCCCCGTATTTTTTAAATTAAAAGGTGTATCTGATATAGATGCACTTTTTTTTTAAACAAAAAGCACTTTTTTAACGTTATATAGTATGAGGGTATTAGATTTGACTGGCACAAGAACGTTTAATGTAGTTTTAAGAGACTATGCGATTGAAACGGTAAGATATAATGTTATTATATTTAACGAGAATACACGCCAAACCGAAGCACAGATAGAAGTATCTAAAACGGTTGAAGAAATACAAGCTAATATGAATCAATTAGAGATTACATATACAGCGGAAAGAGTAGAGGGTGATGAATTATCTTTTTATGTAGTAGGTAAAGGTGAAACAAAAATATTACATAGAAATAAATTGTTTTTTACTGCAAAAACACCACAAAATTATACTGTAAATGAGTAATAATATACAATTAATCCAATTATCTAATTATGTTAAGCCAGATATTAGAGAAGTAACTGGTCGTAAATACATAACTAACGGAAAAAATAACGACTTTTTTAACTATGTTATCGATAGATACAATGGTTCACCAACTAATGAAAGCGTTTTAAACGTTTATGCTACACTTTTATATGGTAGAGGTATTGTAACCAAAGGCAGTAAAGACCTTTATGATGATTTAAACGAGATATTTTCTAAAACAGACCAGCGTTTAGCTTTAAAAGACTATAAAATGTTTGGTATGTTTTCGCTTAAATTGGTTAAAACTAAAGGTGGTGGTGCTATTATGAAGCATTTCCCTATTGATAAGTTAGCAATGGGTAAGGCAAATGATAACGGGATTGTAGATAAAGTTTATTATTCCTTTGATTGGTCAAACACCAACAAGTACACGCCAGAAGAAATGCCAGTATTTCAAGGTCAAATGACTAGCAAAGAAATGATTTTGTTACATAAGCCATATCAAGCAGGATGTTTTTATTATTCTTATCCAGATTACATGGCAGGTTTGCAATATGCAGAGATTGAAGAAGAGATATCAAACTTTAGTATAAATCATATTAAGAATGGTTTATCGTTTGGATATGTTATCAATTTTAACAATGGTGGTTCATTAGAGAGTGAAGCAAAAGATGAGATTGAGTATAGAATAAAACAGAAACTATCTGGAAGTAGTAACGCAGGGCGTTTTATACTATCTTTTAACGATGGTAAAGATGCAGAGGTTACTGTAGTACCATTAGATGTAAATGATGCTCATAATCAATGGGAATCATTACGAGAGGATGCAGCTAAACAGATTTTAGTGGCTCACGGTGTAACAAGTCCATTATTATTTGGTATGCCATCAGCTGGTGGTTTTGGTGCTAATGCAGACGAGTTAGACGTTGCTAGTAAGTTATTACAGGATTATCAAATAGATGGTAAACAAGACCAATTCTTAGATGCAATCAAACCAGTATTACAATTAAATAATTTAGAAACCGATTTAGAGTTTTTAGAATTAAGAGAAAGCTATGCATCTACAGAAGCAGAAGTGGAAGAAATTATAGAAGATAATGCAGTTGATAATTTAGAACGAGATGCAGAGATAGGGTTATCGGAATGTCAAATATGTTTATCGGATGAGTTGGAAGCTACAGAAGAATTAGCAGACCATTTAATTAGTTTTGGTGATTATATTGACGATGACAAATATGAACTGTTAGCAGTTAATGAGGTTGATTATGAGACTGATGATTTAATATATGAATCTTTAAAATTTGCAACATCAACAGGTGTAGCAAGACCAAATGCAAAGAGTTCACAAGATAGTGAGGACATAGCAATAAGATACCGTTATGTTGGTAATCCTGCACCAGAGCGTATATTCTGTAAAAAAATGATGTTAGCTAATAAGCTATATCGTAAAGAGGATATATTACAAATGGAAAAGCCAGGCATAAATGATGGCTTTGGTTTAAACGGAACAAACAGTTATTCTATTTGGTTATGGAAAGGTGGTGGTAAAATATCAGCTAAATATCCAAACGGAACGTGTAAGCATAAATGGCAAAGAGAAATATATTTAAAACGTGGTGGTGGTGTTGATGTTAATAGTCCATTAGCAAAAACAATTAAGACACAAGATGCACGACGAAGAGGTTACAAAGTGCCAAACAATAACAGAAACGTAGGTATTACACCACATCAAAATAAAGGTTAGTATGTTAATAACAGCACAAGATATAAAAACAAATACATCATTAGGTGGTAATGTAGATCCAGATAAATTTATGCACTTGGTTTATGATGCACAGGTGTTAGTTTTAGAGCCAAGTTTAGGTACTGCATTATATAATAAAATAGTTGCAGATTTTGAAGCAGATACATTAGCAGGAGATTATTTATTATTGTACACAGGTTACATAAAGCCTGTGTTATGGCATTCAGTATATGCTAGTTATTTAAAAGAAGGAATTGTATTAGCCCAAAATACTGGTATTTACGAAAACGCACCAGATAATGTAAGCGGTGCAAATATTGATAATATTGATTACGTTGCTAAATCAGCACAAGCAAAAGCTGATATCTATTTAGACAGAATGGAACGCTTTTTATGTGATGTAAATATTCCAGAATATGACAACTCACAAGTTAATGATTATGATATTAATCCTAGAGAAGTTGAAACGTTAAGCGGTTGGTATTTGCCGAGAACAAATAGTAGTGATGAAAAATATCTATATGGTTATCCAATTAAAAGTTATTTAAAGTAATGCGAAATTATAAAAGAAAAAAAAAGGATAACGATATAAAAGAAGAGCATAAAGAAAAGATACTTTTATATTTAAAAAAAATAGACGAATTAAAAA